GCCGGATGTTGCCAACGGCAAAAGCAGTACTAGCGGTCCAAGGTGCGTATGCCACTACGGTTCAAAGACCTGACGGAAGGTAGCTTGGATGCTATTAATGTTGGCTGCAATCATTGTTGTTGACCATTCATCACAGACCCATTTACCAGCAGAGCCATATGGCGGCGTCCAATCAAATGACTCAACCGCACCACGTGCCTCCAAAAAATTATTGATGTTGTCACGCTCAGTATCTGTACGATTATTAAATGTCAACCTCCAAACAGAAGGTTGAGTATTCAAGCCATATGCCAGACGTTGCTCATATCCATCGCCAAACTGCACGCGACGCACAATAGGTGCTTGACTTTCGCCAGCGTCAAAATCTGGTGTGAATGTAAATGTCGCCATCAGCGTGTACCAGAAAGTAGTCCGCCTGGACGTTGCTGCTTAATTATCTCACTCTGTACTGCAGATGAAATAGCAACGCCTAAAGCTTTTGCATTCGCACCTTCGCCTTCTACTGCACTGCCCTTGGCATCAACGTTGACCACGACGTTTACGCCTTGACCACCACCCTGCATGGTGACAGGGATTGAACGACCATCAGGCAATGGCACGTAGGCTTCAGACATGCGACCTTCGCCAAACATGGCTAACTGCGGACTGTTGGCAATACCACCTGCGGCGTAGCGTTTGAGAGGCATTGGACCGTCAGGGGTCATGATGCCACCCATGGCAAAACCAAACAAACCGCCAATTGAACTACCACCAAATACTGCCTTGAGGCTGGCAAAGATAGCAGCACGAGCAAAGATCTTGGCCAGATCAGCCAATACCGAACGCGTCAGCTCTGCAAAATTTGCTTTACCTGTAGTTACAAACTCAGCAAGTTGATCACCAAGACCAGCAAATGCATTACCAAGGGAAGCACCAAGATTCGTTCCAAGATCCAATGCGGAATTGCTAATTGATTGGAATGCAGTCTTAAAATTTTCTGCAAATGTTTTTACTTTGTCAGTGCCCTCAAGTGCTGTGCGAAGACGAGCAATCTCTTCATCGGACACCAAAGGATATTTGGCTTTAAAGTCGGCAATCTGCCGCTCAATTAACAAACGACGCGCTTCTTCTTTTGTGATCTTGCCGGATTTGATTTCAGCATCTTGCAGCAGCCTATCAATTTCTTTTTGTGTATCAAATGCCTTTATCAACTCATTGCCAAATCCTTTAAATGCAGCCTCAACTGCTTTGGCAAGTTTTTGTTGATTTTTTAGACTCTCGGCGATGCCTCTATTGTTGCCAATTTCATTGCGTTGCAATTGCAATGAAGTTTGTAGTTCATCTAATTTAAATTGAACGAAATCAGCTTGCAAACTAAGTCCTGCTTTATCAAGGCGATCAATTTCCTTGAGTAATGCAAGTTCTTCTTTTGTAAGATCAACAATTTTCTTGCCTTTTTTTTCTTTGGCGCTATCCCCGCCAGCTTCTTGCCTTGAAGCCACGGGTTGACCAGCGCCAGCGCCAAACGCAGATGGAGTGAATTCCGGGAAAAGAAGATCTTGAATTTTGCTTGTATATCCCGTTGACTTGGCAGCTTTGGTTGCGCCATCAATCAATTGATTGAAACGAGCTGTATAAAACTTTTCCGCTTCACCAGCTTTCAGAAATGTAAAAAATCCAAACTTGGCTTCAGTCTCTTGGCGAGCTTGAGTTTTAAATTGATCTACTCTTTGTGGGGTCAAACTCTGAACTGCTTTTGCGCGATTAATTGCATCCTCAATGCGTGAAAGAACAGTGTTTAAGTTGCCAAGAATGGCACTAAATGCAGCATTGAAAATACCAACAATGAACTTGGCAAAACTGCCGACAAGCTTGCCGATCTCGTTAAATCCAATTGCTAGAACAGTGATAACACGCTTGATGGTCTCTTCATTTTTCAGAGCAAATTCAACAAGACCACGAAGATAATTTTGAAAGCCAGCGCCAACAACTTGGAAGAAACCACCATAAGCAACAGTCGCAAAATCAAGAGATACTTTCAATCTTGCGCCAGCATTTTCAGGGGCATCAGCCAAGATTGACGCAGTCTCGCCATATCGCTTGTACAACTCTTCGCTGAACTTGAGGAAGTCAGCAAGAGTAACTTTGCCGTCTTCAAGAGCCTTATCTAACTGCTGAGGTGTCTTGCCAATTGCCTGAGCAAAAATAGTGAATGCGCCAGGCAAACGCTCACCAATTTGCTGACGTAATTCTTCAGCAGATACCTTGCCTTTACTGAATACTTGTGCAGTTGCACGCAATGCAGAATTGAGATCTTCTGCTCGACCGCCAGTGGCAATTACAGCAGATGCAATCCCTCTAAATACAGAGGTTGTTTCTTTGGTGCTAAGGCCTGCACCTACAACAGAAGCTTTGAGCTTGGTGTATTGCTCAGTTGCATCACGCAAAGGCAGCAGATAAGCCTTACTGAGTTGTGTTACATCGTTGATGCTTTTGGTGTAATCAGCCTGATCCTTGCTAACACCAGCAAGAGCAATTTTGTATTTATTAATCTGCGCAACGTTTTCAGCAATAGCACCTAACTGTTGACGCAATGCACCAACCTGTGCACCAATAGCAGCGCCAGCAAGCGCACCAGGAACGCCGCCGCCGATGGCACCAATCGCACCACCGATTGCACCTTCTGGACCACCAAAAACGCCACCAGATGCCACGGCGCCAAGAGTTTGAGCTAGCTTGCCACCTCGACCAGCAGCTTGACGGCCTTCAGTTTGTTGAAGCTTTTGATCTAAGCGTGTGATCTCAGCGGTTGCTTGTTTAAACGCATCACTACCAAGATTTGCCGAACGTCGTATCGCATCAAATGCATCACGTTGACGCTGCAAGCCGCTGATTGAACGAGTTGCAGCACCATCTAGACTGCGGATATTTTCGAGCAGACGATTAAAATCATTGCTGCTTGCTTTTGCTTCAGACGACACACCACGAACTGCCGTCCGGAGTCGATTCAAACCTTCAAGGTTTTCAATTTCAGCTCTGACGCGCAGAATCGTGGATTGGTCGGCCATTACTTGCTCCGTTGTTCTTGAAAGCAGAGGAGTGCTGTTGCTTCCATAATGCGGATACCTTCGAACAAGGCGACCGGATCCGTCACTGCATACAGCTTACAGAGCCATTCCAGACTCGGGTAGTTTAGGCCAACAGCACCAGATGCACCAACAATCCATTGCGTTTGCAAACGCATAAACATTTGCACCGTTTCCCAATTTTCTTCCCATACTTCACATTGCAATGGTTTTTTGCGTAATTGCAAATCTGTAATTGCTTCGGGCATTAAACCCAGAGCTTTCAAATCATCATCACTTTCTTCTTCGCCTTCCTGAGCCATGCCGCACCAATGCTGGGCGGCCTCTTCTAGTTTTTTACCAGTACCCCTGCAACGCTGTCGGCATAAGCGGTGATCAACGCACGAATCACGTATGGATCATCCAGCATTTCTTTTTTATTTTTCTGAGTGAACGGCATTTCTTTGCCGCTTTCATCCATCACACCCTCCCAACCTTCAAGGATTTGATCCACAAGGGCATCTTCTCCTTTATCAAGCAAATCCATAAAAGCAGAGCGACTCATTCTCTTAAAGACTGCATCAAACGTTTCCGTTTCAAACTTGCCGCCGTCAACAGGTACTTCTACCTTGACCGGCCACTTGTACGACGCAGTCTTCTTGAGAACAAATGCCATGTGGTTTAGGTGTAGGCCAGAGTAAACTCGTCATTACCCGCAGATGTGGGTACCAGAGTATACGGCAGGTTCAGCATAACCACGCCATTGTCTTCTGAGTAGGTAGGTCCACCAAGGCTGACAGCGCCAGCAGCAGAAGCCAAAGCAATGATGTTGCCGGCTGCAGTGCCATGCGTGATGCTGTAAGCGCCGGTGGTGCCAGCAACCGCATTAGCAAAGAAGTCTTTGGTGGCCAAGCTCACCATTTCAATAACTAGGCTGCCGTTGCCAGCGCGGTTCACGATGCTGACTTCCTTGTCGCTGTTCACCAGTTCGCGGTAAACAACCTCGTTGCCCACGTCCAGTGCACAGCTTTGCAGCGGGATAGAACTAGAAGCAAAAAGGGTGAATGCAGTGGTGTTGGTGTCGTTGAAGATCTGAGGCGCCGCTTGGTTGGTGTAGACCGGGGTTGGATCTGCAGTATCAGTTGGTGCAACGTATTGCCCAGTCATCGTGAAGGAAATCACGGGGATCTGGTTTGCAGTCAGAT